GTTGCACATGGTTTTGCCTCCGCTTCCGTTTTGAATAATTTACAAAATACAATGAATCGAGTGTTAGATGCCTCGATGAGTTCTGTCTCGATTCTGTTGTCTGGAAATTTTCCATGCCATTTCTCCAATCTTGATTCGACTGTTTCATAATCCTCTAAATTAAAAGCCATTATTAATCCTCCCAGTTTTCATCTTTGACTGCATCGAGCACTGTTTTATACACAGACCCATAGGCAATGAAGTCCTTGATACTGTCCTCGTGATCTGGGGTTTCACTAAGCCGAGAAACCTTGACAAGTGCCATACATAATGCAGCTTGGTGTGGTGTGATAGGGAAATCGAGATATGCAGACCAAAGACCTGCAATTCGTTTGTGGTTGTAGTAAGGATGTCCGTAGACACTTCCACGCTGCTGTATTGTTGTAATAACCTCATCAAAGAGCTGCTCAGTTTTTGTCATAGTCAAATACTTCGTCAGACTTTGTCTGAGTATTCATTAGTCTGCGATGCGAATCCCACCCGTGCGCCCGACCTTTCCAGTATCCATTCTGGAATGCGGTGTCTTTAATTTCGTGAATGATCCATGCGCCTATACCTAAGCCCATAAATATCCACGCTAGTTGTAGCATGTCATCTTTTGCGGTCATGTTGCTCCCTTACATATCCACAGCTCTTGTGGATGCATAAAGTATGACTTAGATCAAGGACAGGCGGTTAATTACTTTCGGCGTGTTTTATAACGATTAGATAACGCTAATATCCTCAAGATCATCGATATGGTCATCAATCGTGCGTTCGTGATAATCGGTTTCACGCCCCATAAGACTTTCCAAGAGCTGTGAAAGATCCATCTTTGTTAATTGGGATCATCTGCACATTCATATTCTTGCCATCCCAGTCCATAATGACTATGCCCATTTGCCAGTTAGCCAAGCCCTTTGTATAAGATGCTTTAGCCCTATTCATAAGGTTGCCTGTTTCAACCCCGTAAAGGGGTCTGTAAGCCCCGTAGAGCCCCTCTGAGTAGGCTGACATACCTAGTCTATGGGTATGACCACAAACCACGCTCTTACCAGCCTTCTTGGCTAGATTAAGGGCAGTCTGTCCAGCATTGGGATTCATGTTGCCTTCATCGCCATGAGCCAAGATCCAGCCCTTTTCAAATTCAAAGAATGTCTTATGGAATGTAATGCCCATTGAATCGAAATCCATAAACTTGGCATACTGCAATTCGGGAAGTGAGATCATTCCCGGAACTTTTAATAAAGTGTTATATAGGCGATCAGTATGATTACTGCGGATAATATGAGCCTCTCGGCTGTGCTCTGTAAGAGCCCAAAGAATCTCTTGAGTAGCTGTGCGGTCATCATCCAAAGTTTGTTGATAAGCCAAAGGTGTTTTCTCAGCCCAACGGCTAATGGTTTGAAAGTCGATCTCATCGCCAACGCATAGAACGCTGTCAAATCTTTCACGCTTCGCCAATTTAATAACATTCTTGACGGCTGTTTCATGATGGTAGGGAATTTGCAAATCACTTATTACTAAGTATCGCTTAATCGTCATCCTCATCGTCAGTTGGATCTATGGAAGGAATGATTCCGCCATCGCCTACGATCCAATCAGGGAAAGTCTTATGCTCGGTCATTAGCCAAAATGCGTGCTCTGGAGTAAATCCTGCTTTACGAGCTGCTTTATAACATTCATGCAATGCGGTGTAATGCTGATCTATCTTTGTTAATGGTTCAGGAGATTGGCGAACGACTCGACGATTGATCTTTTTGCGTTTGATAGGTTTTCGTGTGTTCGCCATAAATAAAATTATCGCTTAGATATTAAAACAAACAGATCATCGACACGCTGTTCTAATCTTGTAATTTGATCTTTGATCGAACTTCCAGAATTGGGCTTCAATTCTTGTAAATAGGATTTAATAACCCAGCGCAGACCCAGCAACAAACTTGTTGATATGGCGCATACGCCAACGGCGATACCAACCCATTCGTTGGCTGTCATTTGGCATTGATTCCATAATCAGCTTCTTTACCGGACTTTGGATCTAATGCCTTTGCGATAGGTGCTACTAATGCTCCAGCAAGGATTGCAAACTCTGGGCGAATATCAGCAACAATTGCCAAAAGGACAGTTATGCCGGAAGCAGCCACAGCTCTTAAATATGACTTAATTGCAGCCTTGTGTTTGTTAGATAGTTTCATGCGTTGCCTCCTAGTAGTGGGATGTTAAAAAACTCTCCTGTTTGTTTTGGATAAAATGAAATATGAATATGTTTTGTATGAGGATTGATGCCTTTGTATTTACGCCAACGCCAATTAAATAGTTTGCTGGCAATATGATGATTGTGAATTACATATTTGATCCGCTTATCTGTTTTGCCAGCAATTCGGATTTGATCGGCAAGGTAGGCAGATATGCCTTCGGCTTGACCTAGATCAGCTGTAATGTCAATGGCACAAACCTCACCCGAAGGCAAAGCGTTGTGATCCGATTTTACTTTTTGATGCCTAGCGTCTGAAATCCAACCATCCGATTTTCTCGATCTATCTGCAAAATTGTCATCAATCTGCTCACGCAGTTGAACGGCTGCTTTAGATAGGTAAGGCTTCATTACGAAAGGAGCAGTTTTGCTTCATCCTCAGTAATGCCTAATCGGTCTAATAAAGCTGCTTTAGCATCTGCTTTTGCTTGTGCTTGCGCTTTGCTAACCTGATAGGCTGCTTGCTCTGCCTCATATTGCACAAACTCAGCATTTGTCATTTCTCGATCAATAACTTCATCTGTTTGTGTGTTGTGTATTCTTATCATTGGTTTCTTCATTATTTAACTCCATAAATTAAGACAGTTCCACCAGCCATTGTGTTGGCTTCAGCAATAAATTTTACTGAAGATATTGCAGTTGTTTGATTGTAAAAAACATTTAATCGACTTTGAAATACATTATTACTACTTGTGTGCGCAGGTATATTACTTTGCCAAACCTCACCAGTTTTACGAATAGTTGTATCTGCATATTTGAAAATTGTTATAACTGTCAGTCCTTCATTAACAGTAGCACTAGCCCTACTAGCAACTTCCCATTTTACTGCATTATAGGCTGTTGAAGTAGTTTCACTCATTGCTATTGATAAGTGTCTGTTTGCGGTAGCATCAGCGTTCATTTGAATAGCGCAACCTTGATCTGCATTTGACGGATCATAATTAACTACATAGATTTTCAAATCAACATAATCTTGCGAGATACTGCTTATTGTTGTAGATGCACCAGACAAAGTTGTTGTTGATAACAATGTCATTCCACCACCACCAGCAGGGGCAGCCCAAGTTGGAACACCACCAGCAACAGTTAATATATTGCCAGTTGAACCAATTGCTAACTTACCAACTGTGTCAGCAGCAGTTCCATAAAGTAAATCCCCAGCGGCATCAATTACTGTGTTTTGAGTATCGCTAACATATTTTAATCCAGTTGCTTCACCACTCGCTGCAATTAATCTTTGATTGTCAGTTCCAACCGCAAGGCGTGCTGGGGTATCAGCAGCAGATGCTGCAACAATATCTCCTTTAGCATCGACAATTGCATTTTGTATTGCATTAGCATCATCAGAAGTTGCCCATGCTGGCACTCCACCGACAACAGATAAAACTTGTCCAGTTGTTCCAATTCCAAGTCTTGTGTTTGTATTCGCTGTTGATGATCGATATTCAATATCACCAAGAGTTGTTGATGGATTTAAGGCTTTTGTTGTTGTATCAACAGATGAACCGAGCGTGCGAATAGCAGCTGCGCCATCCTTAACCAAATCAGTATCGTTTGGCGTTGTCCATCCATAATTCGTAGTTGTTGCCATATTATGCTACTGCTCCTATCGCATTTTCCCATGTTAGTATAGCGGATAAAGTGTTCCATGCCTCTGAGGCTGATACTTGATCCCAAGCAAGTGCTACTTGAGAAAATTCAATCGGGCTCAAATTTATGGTTAAGAATAATTCGTTGAATCTAGTGCTCCAACGCCAGCCTTCAACATAGCCCTCAAATTGTTCGGTTGAGGCTATCTGAACAGGCAAGTCTGTTATTCGCATTGGTTGCCCAACAAAGATTTGAAGCAAGGCATCTCGGTCAGCATCATCGATGGCTGAGTTAGTCAATGGAAATGTAATGCTGTCAAATAAGGCTCTTGGATAAGATCTAAGAGAAATAAAGCGGTCAGCCACAGCTTGTGCATCAGTAGCATCATGCAAAACCGTATTTAGGGTTTCACCTCTATACCCGAAGGTTGCAATGCTAGTTAAATCAATTGCGGTCTTTTGTGATCCATAGTTATTGCCGTAATTAATGACAATTTCGTTTCTAACATCTGCACCCCTAGTTAAAACCTTTAATCCTGCACCAATAGCAGTATTTGCTGAAATTTCTGTGTATCCATTATTGGCAAGATAATTCTGTCTATGAGTTGTGTCAGCATAGGAAATGCGACCTTCATTGTCTTCATACAAAACACCAAGTGCGCTGTTAGCAATAAGGCTTGCAATGTTGTAAGTCGTGTCAGGATCAGCGGTTCGATTTTCAAGTTCATAAATTCCGGGGCGATCGATCTCGCCAAGTCCTAAATTTTCAGCAGTTGCCCAAGTGGTTGTTGGATCGTAGCCAGACCATGTTTCGGCTGCTGGCACTTCATTCCAATTGTTTAAGAATAATTCTGAAAGCAATTCATAGATTTGATCGCCGTCATCATCTCGAGCCAATGTTCCGTTGTAAATTACTTTTGGCAGTTTAGCCAATGAACCTAAAGCGAGGATTGTGTAAGTAAAGGTTTCAGCAATACTGCTGGCAGTTGCAACCTCAGTTGTGATGTCTGTGATGTTGCCACCAAACAAAGTTCGATAGGTGTCTGTGCTGTCTTTGACTTGTAGGGTTATTCCATCATTGACTTGCAAATTATAGTTTTCATTGTTTAATGCAACCAATTCAATTTGCATATAAGATGGATTGGGCTGAGAGTAAATATCCTCTCGACCAGCCTGATGGGCTATGTCAGATATTGCAACATTTGTGTATTCAACCGCATTGATTGTCAATTTCCAATCGGGAGTAAATACAGTCATTATCCGCCCTTGATGCCGTTGTTATACAGCTGTGGAACTGATCTGGATGCGCTGTTATTTAACACCTTTGCGACTGCTCTTGCAGCACCTTCACTATCAACTGCTTGAACTGAAATGTTATTCACAACAGTTGGATTTCCTGCACCATAGGTAAAATTAGAACTTGGGACTGATGGGGTCTGACCAAGCATTGATCCAGTCTTTGATGGATTCGGAATATATCCAATATCTGCTCCGGGCTTAATTAGATTTACAACTCGAATGGCTTGGTTTGCAAACTCAACCAATAAACCAATTGCTTCTCTTACAAATGTAATAAATCCTGAAATAATTCCAGCGACCACAGCAATCGCTTTACCAAATGATTCAGCACCCTTTTGGCTTTGATTCAAAGAATTAGTTAAACCCTCATCCCCAGTTAATCCTGCTATAAATGCATTGAGGGCAGGAATGCCAGATTCATTTAAGAAACCAATAAACTTTTCAACCTGTGGTAGTAGTGCAACTCCAAGACTTTCCTTTGCTTCATCAAATCCAACTTTTAGGCGATCAATCTTTCCTTGAAATGTTTCGGCATTTGTAGCTGCTGCTCCACCATAAAGATCTGAAAGTTTCTGTTGAACTTCAGTGAATGAAAGTGTGGCAAGTTCGCTCTTTGATAATCCAAGACCTAATCTGCCAAGAGCTGTGGTGTTTCCATCTTGAGCACGACCCAGAGCGTTTGCAACAGTTTCTAATTCAATGCCACGACCTTTTGCAATATCTAAAGCAAGGTTTAATAACTTTTGCGCTTCCTCAGTTGATTTTGTCGAAACCGCCAACCTCTGCATCGCCGGACGAAGTTGGTCATCCGCCACACCAGTCGCCAAAGATGTTTTGAGGATCATTGCCTCAGTTGCCTTTATTTGCTCATCAGTAGCCCCTGTGGCTTCTCTTAAAGCATTAGCGAGCCTTAACTGTGCTTGCTCATCCTCTATCGCTGATTTGACCCCATCAATGGCTAATTTAGTGCCATAGGCAACGGCAGCAGCAGCAGCAACCGCAAATGCAGCAGCAGCCTTCTTTCCAAACTCTGAAATCTTATTTGCGTTTCCTTCAACGGCTTTGTCAGCTTCGCCTAATTTCTTTTTAAGATCATCAACATCAGCAAGAATTGATAACTTAAGCGTGCGATTACCGGTTGCCATTAGACCCATTCCTTAATAATGCGATTAAAACTTGCTTCCCATTTG